CCGCCCGCCGTACATGCGCCGGGCAAACTCGCGTCCGATCCACGGGCTGCCGGCCACTCGGTCGATGTAGGCTCCGTCTTTGTCGCCCCAGCGGTCTCCGGTCGGCTGCATCACGCCGAATGATGAACCAGCCCGCGGACGGCGATCCAAAGGACCAAAATATCGCTTGCACTCTTCAGCGATCTCTTCCGCCGTCCGGTTCGGGTCAGGCCAGGTGTCATCGCCACCAGTCACAAACCATTCTGCAGATTGGTCCTTCGCCATCACAGAGCTTATGATTTCGTTCGTGGCCGCCGCGTAGCCGGGATAGTCAAATCGCTCCAAAACCAAATCCGCGCTATTACTCACAATGAACGGTGATGGCGTTGTTCCGGGACACGCCATATCCCGGTACAGAGCGATCTTGTACCCGCGCTCCCGCCATCGATCCAGCACCGGACGAACCTGCTCCACGGGCCGCGCTGAAGGAATGCAAAGCCAGACACTCACGCCATCACCGCCCGGCAGTGGTCGTCCCAGTGCGGAAGCCGCGTCCAACTTGGAGAGGACTTTATCTGCTCACGGCTGTAATCCTGCGTGTTCAACGCGTGGATTCGGGCAATCATGCGAGGATCACCGTCAAAGTTTCCTGCCCACACCCAAGGCGTCGAACGTATCCCGAGCGTTTTCAGATCCCGAATAAACACCGAATCCTCGCCCGTGCCGCCGCGAGCCACCGGAAGCGCCTCGAATGGCTTCTTCTCCCACACTCGCCGCCAATAACAGAGCGACGTGCCGAGGCAGTAGCGCTGGTCCGCGTTGAAGTACACCCACGCCTGGCCGGGCTCCACATCGCCCGACTTTGATTCCGTCCGCTCACGCCAGAACAGCATTTCGCGGTATCCTACCGCTTCGGCCCCGGACTCCTGCAGCAGCGCAACTTGCTCCGTGATCCTATTCGGATGTGACCAGTCATCATCGTCCCAGTGGACTATGATGTCCGTCGCCGGTGCCAGTTTGATGGCAATGTTCCGCAGTTCGCCGATGGTCAGGCCCGCAGACGCAAACTGGTAGATCACCTCGTTTTCGGCGAAAACTTCCGGATGTAACCAGTACGGGGCGCCCGAGTCCAGCACTACCAGAACCCGCCTCGTCGCGTCGTAGGTCTGCGCCCTGAAGGCGTCAACCGCCCGCTTCGCAAGTTCGTTCCGGCCCGATGTCAACATGATCGCGCAGACGGACGGCTTCACGCGCACACCGCCAATGGTGCAGCCGCCATCAACTCAATCAACTTGTCGGCCTGTTTACTCCGCGCCAGTTGCCGCGCAACGACATCGGCATCGGCATCGGCATCGGCATCGGCTTTTATGGCCAGCTGGCCGTGGTACGCGATCATGCGTTTTCTCCCTTGCCTTTCCAATCCTTCGACCTGCAATCGTGATTCGGACAGCGCGCCGGGTCCTGTTTCCGTGGCTTTTTCATCCACTCCCACCCGCATTTTGCGCACTTGCGCCCCAGTGCCGCGATTCGTTCAGCCAGTGTTTCCATGTCAGTGGAATTAAGTATAATCCATTCGGCTGGAAACGCACCATCTAATATTCTGAAATCGTCAGACCACCCAACAAACCGCCGTATTGCGTCGTCACCGTCAGCGGTTCCGGGTCGATCAACAATTCGGTGACTGCCCAGACCAGCGCGTCCAACCGGTCAGGTGACTTCTGGTTCCCCTGCGGAGTCCACCCGCACATCTCATCTTCCAGCTCAAGGAAAAAGCCAACGTGGTGCACCCGTCCCTGCTCATAGAGCGCTGAAACCGGCTCCGCTCTGATGTACTTGCCTCGACTGGCCCGGACCGCGCGAAACGGGATATTCGGGTCTGCGCCCAATATGTTCGCGCCCACCAGATCCCCGCCGTTGTTGACCTCACCCACAATCCGATCCGCCCGCCTGCTTCGGAATGCCGCGATTGCCACTCGTGCCCATTCCGCCGCCGAATATTTGCCGCTCAGGTCGTCGAGGATGACGACGTGCCCGGACACCGTAAGCGCCGCCACTATGATTCCGGTCTCGTCCGAGTTCTCGTTGTGCGTGACAGCCGGGTCGATGGCGACAACAATCCTAACCAGCAGATCCCACCGCACCTCTACCAGCGGAATCCGTGTCGCATCAATCAGTGCCCGTGTCCACAGCGCGCCCGGCACGTCGTCCAGCAGTTCCGCCTCCAACTCCTGCCGGCCCAACCGAGTGCCCTCGTATTTGCGGACGATCGAATCGAAGAACGCCGGCGCCAGATTCGCTTTGTTGTCGTAGCTGCGCCCGCGCGTTACCACCGTGCCCGGGTCTTTGATGATGTTCCGGAGCACTTCCACCGGCTTCGGTGTGGTGGTTATCACCGCCTGCGGGTTGTCGCCGAGGCGCAGGCCGAACATCGCCTGATCCCACGAATCCGCGTAACGCCACGCTGCCAGTTCATCACACCACAGTTTTTCGTGTTGCTTGCCGCGCAGCCGCTCCGGTTCGTCGGCGGTGAAGACCAACGACTTCGCGCCGTTCGGCCAGGCCAGTTGCCGGTTCCTGTATGCCGGCCGCTCGCCATCCGGACAGATCGCCAGAATACCGGACTCTCCCTCGATCATGATGTCTCGCGCGTCGTCCAGCGTGGCCCCGATCAAATTCACGTATTCGTTGGTTTTCACCCACTCACGGACCGCCTCGGCACCTGTGCGTGTCTTGCCCCAACCCCTGCCAGCCATGATGAGCCAGTAGCGCCAGTCGCCGCCCGGCAGCACCTGGTCAGGCCTGGCCCGGAACTTTCGCCAGTCCCAGAGAATTGCTTCGGCGTCCGCGTCCGTCAGACCGCTAAGATACCGGCGTCTTTCCGGTGCGGGCAGCGATAAGATCAAGTTCAGCCGCGAGTCGTTCGATGTTGCTGTGCTCATGCTTTACGGCTCCGGTCAGGTTCACGTCCGACTTTTCGCGGAATCCCATCTGCGTCTTAGCGTAAAAACAGCAAGCCCAGGCCTCGCCACGCAGCATAGCATTGACAATTCCCATCATGCAGATTGCGTGTATCCGCTCTTTGCCGGTCGCCAGTTCGTGCGCGAACGCCCGCTTTAGCGTTTCCACCGCTACGCCCCGCTCGCCGATCTGCGTTGCAATCTGTTCTTCCGTCTTCCCGGCCCCGCGCAGCGCCTGAACCAAATTGCGTTCCGTTTGCGTTGGTTCGTATGGTTTGGGTCCACTGCCAGGCCGCGCCCCCCCTCGTTTTCCTTTTATTGGGCTCCGAGAGTTCAAACGGCACGCTCCTGTTCCGGCACATCTCCGCACTCAACCGGCCCGATTTCAGCAACCGCCTGCTTTGCATCGCCCTTTATGAAAACAAGAACGTTCTGGTGCGTTTTCCCCAGTTTACGGCTCGAAGTGAATTGTTTCCCCGCGCGGATTGGCAAAGATCCAACTGACGTAACCAGAATGGCTTCGTTGTACAAGTGCGCCCCGGCGTCCTGAAACGCGCGGACCGTCTCGCCCACAAAGTTTCGGTACAACCCTTTTTTGTCTCGAATGTCGCCGACCACAAAACAAGCAAACCGGTCGGCCTTCAGCATCCCGACGCACGCCTTTACGATTGCCCGGTATGATTTCAGAAAGTCGGCCCAGTCCATCGCGGACAGGTCCAGCGGATCATCGCTGTACTTTTCGAGGTCGCCGTAAGGTGGACACGAGAACACCAGATCATACTCACCCGGTGCGATTGTCGCTGCGTCGGCACTGTTGCCGTTGATCCAGCGCGGCTTCAGTTCCCCGCAAATACCCGCCTGCTGTTCGTTTGCCGCCAGTTGTGCCGCCGAAAGGTCGATGCCCGTATATTGCCGCCCCAAGATGGATGCGACGATACCGCGCACACTGCCGCCCGCGAACGGGTCGAGGATTGAACCGCCGACCGGACAGAACCAGCGATAAACGAGTTCGCATAGAACCGGGTCGAAGATGGATGTGCCGGTTGCTTCTGTTCCCGTACGCTGTGCCCGGTCTTCGTTGAACTGCTGCCAGCCGCCGCCGCCGCCGCCAGCTACCTGTGCGTTGGCCTTCCGTCCATCGCCCGGCGTTTTATCGTCCCGCACAACCAGTATTCCGTTGTGCTCTGACAACTCAAACGCTGGCTTTTGTACTGGGAAAACGCTACACTCTGACTGCAATGAACACCCCCACGGCTTCAAACCGTTCCGAACTTATTACCGCACTAGAGTCGGCAAAACGCGAGCTATCCCGCTGCATGGGAGGCGTCGATCCGGCCGGCTGCGTTGCGGCTGCCAAAGACATCACAGCCCTTCGGTTGCAGCTTCGAGACGATGTTTTGTTCATGGCACACATTCAGGTTTGCATCACTACGCCGTTATCGGTTCCGCCATCAAAGCGCGCCCGCGTCCGTCGCCCCGCATAGTTTTACCGTTTTTCAATTTCATTGCTGGCCTCGGACTTCCGCCCGGAGAATTGCCCCCCCCCGCCGTGCCTTTGCGCGATCCAGCGGCATTGGTGACCCCCCCGGAATGGCGTGGAGGCGTTCCGCCTCCAGCGCCGCGGCCCAGTTCTGACTGAATCCCAAGCGCCATCCACGCCCGCTTTCGGTCCTGCCAGTATCCCTGCCGCGCATCCAGCACGCTAAACGGAGGCACTCCAAACCGTTCCGCAAGTGTTTGTTTTGCGGATTCCGTTGTTTCTCCTGCCTGATCCTGAAAGCAAAACTCAGCCTCATCAAACCCCGTCAGCGTCAGGTCGAAGTCCAGCGCCTTTAGTTCGCCAAATTCCAGCGCCAGCGCGTCCATGTCCCATTCCGCCCAGTTCACCGACCGGTTCGCCAACAGCCGAAACGCTTTAACCTGCGCCGGGCTCCACCCATCGCACGGGATCACCGGTACTTCCGCCATCTTGAGCACGAGCGCGCCCTTCAAACGAAGGTGCCCGTCGATTACGTCCCCGTTCGACCGCGCCAGAATCGGTACCGTAAAACCGTACTCTCTGATGCTGGCGACGATGCGATCCACCGCTTTATCGTTCTTCCTCGGGTTTCGCGCGTATGGCACCAGCCGGGTGGCCGGCCAGTACTCAATGCGGATCTGTGGTGATGTGTTTTTGGATTTCCGCCCGGAGCCGGGTGGCTTAGGAGTGCCTTTGACAAATGGCATTATGCAAACTCATGCTAACACGCAATACGTGAGAGGATGTGCACCTTAGCCAGCGCGCCCCGAAGTCTCTTCACCTCGTCGCGCAGCAGCTCTAATTCGTCTGTGTTTCCTATCTCTGGCTTTTTCATCCGGCGCAAACTGTGGATCACCGAGGTATGATGCATACCGAAGACCTTGGCGATCTGCGGTAAACTGTATCCCTGAGCCCGCAGCGTCTCCATCACATCGCGCCGCGCCGCAACATTAAGCCGGGTGTTTGTGCGCCGCATCGGGTCGGCGCCAAATCTACGCTTTGCGGCCATGATCGCTTTGGTTAGCGAGCCGTGCAAAATAGGTTCGGAGATGGTGCGGAAAACCGAATCGAGTTTCATGGCCGAACCAAAGTCGCAGCAATAACCACAAACTCGACACCCGCCAGCACCGCAAACCCGAGCGCCCACCGTCGCCAGTGCCGAACCCGCGTTCGGTGGATATCGGCCAGTTCAAACGCCGCGAGTGCCATTTCGCCCTGCTGCTCGATCAGAATCATAATGTCGTCGTAATTGTTCATTTTTTGCGCCCCATGCAATCAAGATACAAGTCGTAATGCGCCGCCGCTTCCCACTCCATCACCAGCCGGTGAAGGTCTTCAAACGCCTTTCGGCCGGCATCATACTCCATGTGATGCGCCCGGCAAAGTGGCACACAGGAAGAATCCGGCCCCTTGCTGCGCATTCCGTTGTTCTTCGTGTGGGCTGCGTCGCACCGTTGCCGCGGATCGTCCATCCCGCAGGCCACGCACTTTCGGTCATGCAGCCAGTCCATGTACGACCGATCCCGCGCCGGTCCGCGCCGAGGTTTCGCTCGGCGTTGCGGAATTGGCGTTGGGGCGCGCTTAAGATACTCTCGCCGCTGAATCATTTACCAGGTCATCGCGAAAAAAGTCATCGTTCCAGGCGTTCCAGGTGGCCGCAACCACCATCTTTCCTTCGAGCCCGCGCGCCCAGACCTTGTAATCCGAAGGGAAAATGCCTGAGCCCCTGTCGGCTTTGAGGTCTTTTCTGCGATTGCGAAGGTCTTCCTTGGCCATCTCGAATCCCTCGGCAAGCGTGCTCACGTAGTTTACGGGCTCGTAGTGGCCTTCTTCGTCCTCGACAATCAGCGTGGCAGTTCCGAGGTCAGTATCGCGGAGGATCTGAATCGCGAAGCCCGGTGTGGCTGCTGTGGTGTTTTTCATGCGCCACCTGTTCCTTGTGCCGCCCCTGCCGCCTGATCGTTCGCGCACGCCTGGCAGACCTGGAACCGGCGTTCCTGCGGTGGGTGTGACAGCCCCTGCCGCATCACAATCAGGATCACCGAGAGCGCGGATTGCGGAAACTGGCCGTCGCATAGTTCACACGGTTCCGTTTCGGGCTCCGGTGCCACGTAACCCGGATGCCATGCTTCCAGCCCTGCCGGACCGGCGTAATCAGATTCAAAAAAGTCTCTTGCCATCACCGGCGCACCTCGATGATGCGGCTCCGGTCGGCCATTTCCTGATCGCTCACAGGCAGACCAACTCAGAAATATCCACTCCCCGCGCCCTGTCTTCATCTGTCAGGTCGCAGTTATCAACATCGCCACTCACCCACGTCAGGTCACCGGTCACCCCGGTCAGGTCGCCACTGACCCAGGTCAAATTGCCACTCACCCCGGTCAGGTCACCACTGATTTGCGACAAATTGCCCCGGACCCCGGTCAGATCGCCACTCACCCCGGTCAGATCGCCACTCACCCCGGACAGCTTGCCACTGACCCCGGTCAGGTCGCCACTCACCCAGGTCAAATTGCCACTGACCCCGGTCAGATTACCGGTCACCTCGGTCAGGTCACCGGTCACCCCGGACAGATTGCCACTCACCCCGGACAGATTGCCACTGACCCCGGTCAGGTCGCCGGTCACCCCGGTCAGATCGCCACTGACCCGAGTCAAATTGCCGGTCACAACCCCGAGAACTTGCATTAGTTCCCGCTTCACCGACGCACCTCGATGATGCGGCGCAGGTCGGCCATTTCCTGATCGCTCATGCCGTCCTCGGCGATAATTTGTACTGCCGTCAGTGTTTCTGTGTTTGTCATTTTTGCGGAAACCGGCTCCTTTGCCAGTAATTAAATTATACGCCTGCTTGCGCAACATGCGCAAGTAAAATAATGCGATCCGGCACCTGCCGCCGATACTTTGTCAGCAGTCGCAGCCCCAGCGCCGCCTGCCGCGCGGTCAAATTTCCCTGCTGCGCCAGCGACTTGCCAATCCCGCTGTCAATCCTCGAAAACCCGGCTCCGTCCAGCTCCCGCGCCCCATCACAGCACCCGGCAATGATCTGCAGACCCTCGTGGATAGCTGCGATCCGCTCCGGTGTCATCTTCGCCGCCTCCCGGTCGATCTGCGTCCGCGTCGTCTCTTCCGTTGCCGCCCGGTCCCGCGCAGAGGTCGGAATCACTACCGCCTGCGGTTCCGGCAGCGCGTCGAGCGCCTGGTCCAGGATTGCCTGCTTTGCGACCAGCGTCCGCGCCATGCTGGCATCAATTGATCCTTCCAGCACCAGGTGTTCGACTGTCACCATGTCGTGCTGGCCGATCCGGTGCGCCCGGTCCTCGCACTGAGTGATGTTGCCGGGCACCCAATCCAGCTCAGCGAACACTACGTGTGACGCAGCCGTCAACGTCAGCCCGACACCGGCCGCCTGAATCCCGCCGATGAACACACGACATCCCGCGTCCGTCTGGAACCGCTCGACCTGCGCCTGCCGCTCCATCACCGGCACTTCGCCGAAGATCACCGCAGCGCCTTCAAACGCCTCGCGCAACCCGTGAATCATTGCGTGGTGGTGCGCGAACACGATCACCTTGCAGCCCGACTCCAGCACGCCGGTAACGTGCTCGATCACATACGGGATCTTCGCCACTGCCGTATCCCGCCGCACCTGAGCCATTTCCGTGAACGCCACAGATGCCGCCTTCTTCAGCGTTGCCACCGCGTCGGCGTATTCGTCCGCGGTTCCGGCCTTCGCCAACTCTACCGCCAGCCGCGCGCGCTCGATGTCGCCCTCGTTACGCGCCCAGGCCTCCTGTTCGCGCTCGATTGCGTCCGATGCGCCGTTCGCCGCGATCTCGATCACCGAGCGCCGCTTCGCCGGCAATTCCTTGAGCACATCCCGCTTCAGCCGCCGCACCATGATCGACGCCCGCAGCTTCTTCTGCAACTCGTCAAGGTGAGACGATCCAGACATATCCCACCCGTAGCCGTTTTCCTGCGCCGCGCAATATCGTTTCGCGTAGCTGAACAGGTTCCGGAACTCGCCCGGGTTCAGCGCGTGAAACAGCGGGAACCCTTCGATTGGCCGGTTCGGAATCGGTGTCCCGGTCAGGAACACCCTTCGCCTCGCTGCTATTGGCAGCACCTCCGGTTTGGCTGGCGTCTTCTTCTTCGCCTTCCGCGCGGGCTCGCCGAGAATGGCCACCGTGCGCTTCGCCAGCGGATTCTTCATATAGTGGGCCTCGTCGGCGATCACCATATCCCAGTGCACTGAGCGCAGCGCGGCCGCGTGCCGGTCGGCGACGTCGTAATTCACGATCAGGATGTCGCCGAACACCACCGGGCAAAATGAGCCTTCCGCGATCACGATCTGGAACGCGCGGACCAGCCAGCGGTTCAGTTCGTTCCGCCAGTTCACCTTCAAACTGGCCGGGCAAAAGATCAGGATCCGCTGGATGGTCGGGTCAGAATTTATCACGCCTATGGCCTGAACGGTCTTTCCGAGCCCCATCTCGTCGCCAAACAGCACGTTTGTTCGCGCCAACGCGAATGCAATCCCGGCCCGCTGGTACGGCAGATAGGCCAGCCCATCCGGGCAGGGAACATCCACGTCTGGCGCATCATCCGCCCGGGTCAACACCACCGCCGCGGCCCGTTCATCTGCCGCCTTTGCGTTTGCGGCTTCCAGCGCCTGAACCGCGGCCGAGTCGCGCAATGTGTCGGCCTTCGCCGCGCTGTCGGTCCACCAGTATTTGTTTATGCCGTCCCACCGGAATCCAGCCGATTTCGGAACGGCGCGTTCGTCATAGCTGCAGCGGGCGATAAACCGGCTGCCTTGTTTTACGATTTGCACCATGCCCTAATTGTTGCGCAAAGTGCGCAAGTAATCAACCTGTTTGTTCGGCCATCCCGAGATCCCGCATAGCTTGGTCGATAGAAACGTACTCCGACGATTTGGTCTCCCGCAACGGGTCCGGTGCCGGCTGAATCTTCAGTTTGCCGATCACCACCGGAAACCACGCCCACGAAGCCCGTGGTGCGGCCCGTCTCCGGTGGAGGATAGACAGCCCCACCCGAAGGCGATCAATCGAACCTGCCGCGTCCAGCGTTCTCCGGGCGATATCCTCGTCGGGCTCGCCGTCCAGCCTTTGCGCTCCCGGAAAGTTCCGTAGTTCGGCCTGCACCTCGCGGAGAACAAGTTCGTCGGTAGTTCTTGGATGTTCTTGATTTACATATAAGGATGAGATACGCACCGGCGTGCGTATCTGACCGGCACACCCGTGCGTATCTGGACCTTCGAGATACGCACGTGTGTGCGTATCTGAAAAAGGCAATCTATACTCATTTCCGTACCGGCCGCGAGTGCAGAACAGGTGCCCAATGACTACAAGCTCTGCCAGACGATTCTGTAGTTCGCGCGGACTGATCCCCATCATGACCGATATACGCAACTGCTTCATTTTTACAATCGGTTTTCCGCGCCCCTGATCGTCGAGAAACAGGTAAAAAAGGCGTGCGCCTTCCGATAGGTTCAAATCTGTGAGTATTGCCGAGCGAAGTCGAAAACGGTCAGGCTGCATTGTCACCCCTCCATGAGGTGCGAGGAAAGCCCGGTGATGGAGACACCGGGCCGGTTCCTCTTCCGTGTCAGGAGCAACCCCGACAAACTCATTATGCCATCAATCCCGCGCGTCGAGCCAAACCCGGCTTGTAAACCTGCGCGATGTACTGCGACAGCGCAAACGGGATTTTGGCGATTTTCGCGCTTGCGGCCTTGCGTGCGTTGGAACGTGAATTGAAAAGAGAACCGGCACCATGCGGCTTACCCTTTACCAATCCACCGGTAAACCCTTTACTTCCGTCATTTTCAATGGCGTTAAGTATTTGCGACGCGCGGTCGCCGCCGATCTTCAGCCCGTCCGCTTCTATGCCGCAGTCCCGCGATGTGAACCGGGCACCTTTGCCGACATCCGTGCGCCGGCCGGTTTCGCTGGCAACCTTGATACCATCTAGCGGATTCTGTTTTTCGGTATCCGAACGGCCATCGTTCAATCGCGGCGTCTCGCGATCGCGCCATAATCTTTCGCTGGCTGAACCTTTCCATTTCACTCCTTCATCCAGCGCGTTGCGCCCCAGCGGCCCAGTTCCAACTGGCAGATGCTCATGCAGCAACTTGCGCTGCCCGTACTTCAGATCGTCCATCGCACGCTTCGCCTTCGGACGCCCGATCGGCATCAGCGCCGGTACGTCGCCCCATAAATGGAAACTCCCGAAGTTCCACTTGCTGCGACCAACCCACGGCTGTGCACCACGGACATTTTCGACCACCATCGGAATGTGATGCCCTGCTGCTTCCGACGCCTCCCGCTGAATCCGAAAGCACGCGTCGAACAAGCGATTGTCCGGCCCTTCGGTTTCCCATGTCAACCGCAGAGCCTTAGCCGCCTTCGAGTTGTTCGGGTCTTTCGACCGGCTCCACGGCATCGCCAACCAACTGTACGACTGGCATGGTGGCGACGCGACGATGCAGTCCGCATCTCTGAACATGGATCCGTGGATTGTGAGCACGTCCTGAACCACAAGCTGCGCCGGGTACTTGTCATCGCCGTACCGGTGCCGCGTGATGTCAAAGCCGATCACGTCGTAGCCTTCGGCAAGGAAACCTTCGGACCATCCTCCGAGCCCGCAGAATAGGTCGATACACAGCGGTTTCACGCTCGCTCCATCTGCGCCACGTCGGCCTTCGTCCACTCGACAAACCGGACGTCTGGAAACATGGCCCGCGCCATCTTTGCTTTCATTTTGTACATTGCCGTCTTTGCTCCCTTTGCATCGACCGCAGTATCCACGCCGTCGAGCACAAACCGGAAATCTGATTTGTACACCGTCTTCCGAATATTCATGCCCGGGTTGCCGGCAAAGATCACAAACACCGGCTGCAGCTCCAGCCGCGAAATCTTGCCACACCGCTCCCATAACTTCAGGATCACGTAAGCCCGCGCCTCCAGTTTTGACTGGAAGGTGATGCCGTCAACTGCTTTCGTGCGGTTCCGCATCTTGGAAACAGGCAGCGCATCCGATCCGAACGGGTCCGGTCGGCCCATATTCCGGTACAGCTGCGCTGCCTGCTTCGTGGTCATTACTGAATGTTCCGCTTCTTCTTCAGCACTTCGCCGATGAGTTGTCCGACCGCCATAACCTCCGCGTCGTCGCTGGCAAACGGCAGGTTTTCACCATCTGCCAACGTGCCCGGCAGATCTTCCTGCACCGCCCGCGGCTCGTACCAGATCGTCATCGTAGACAGCATCGTCGATGCCATGTACCGCTCAATCTTGCCGCAGCCCTCCGCGTCGGCCAGCTTGATGGTGCAGAGCACGTTGGTCTCGACCTTGCCCGACTTAACCGAATCTTTCCCCTCGCGCTTTTTTTTACGGATCACCTGAATACCGGACATCCCCAAGCAGTCCAACTCCAGCGCCAGCCCGGCCAGTTCCGAGTTGTCGGGCTGTAGGTAAATCCGTGTCACCTGCAGGTCATCGTCTTCCGGTGTCCAGGCCTTCGTGTCCTCGGGCAGCGTCGGCCACTCTAACTGCTGTGTGATTTTGCCGGTCAGCGGAAAGCTGAACTTCGCGCTGGCCACGTGCTGCCGTACCGCCTTCGCCTCACGCGGAAAGGCTTGTTTGCATATTAGCTTTTTTGTTGGCAATTCGTTTCTCCTTTTGTCGTTCCTGCAACTTCAAGATGGCGTCCTGCGCCTGATCGGGTGTCATCGTCCCGATCTCAACGTGCCCGCATACTGCCTTGAGCACCATATACCGTTTTCGCTGCGTCAGTTTCTCCGCGGTGCCGATGTCCCGCAGAACCGCGTGAATTCGAGCCCGCAGCCTGCGAAGGTGCGGGCTCGCCATCGTTCCTGCTGGACGCGCCAGAGGATCACCGTGCCGCGTGGCAACGTAGGAATCGCAGCCAGGGTATCCGGTGCAGACCCATAAGTTCGCGCGCCCCTGAGCCGTGTCCCCATAGATCTCGGTGGGATCTCGAAGCACGGACGCTGAACCGCAATACGGGCACACCGGGCCGGTGGTCATTCCACCCTCAGATGTTCGCCGCGCGGGTCCAGCCGGGCTCCCGGTACTCCCTGCTTCCCGGTTCCGCCGCAGTGTGCGCACATAATGTCAATCGCTTGGCACATGGGACACACAGCGTTCAGACTTGATCGGATCGATTCGATGTTCGGCAGGATCTGGCCGCCGCAGGTCGTCATTTCCGAGCCAGCCCGGTCCAAAAGATCCGCCCAAGCCGATAGCGACATCTTGACCACGATGCTTTTGTACTCGTCAGGCAATATAGAGACATCTGTCACCGTCACCGGTGCGACGCCACCGTTCGCCTGGATGCGGAAGCGGCCCGTCTCCCCTTCCAGCTTCCGCAGCCCAAACGCCTGCATGATGCCGAGTACGGACGCATTCAGCCGGTCCCGGCGTGATTCCCACGCCTTCGCCCGCTGCGATTGCACCAGCGCCTCAGCCTTCGCCACTGCCGCCTGTGCATCGCACGCCCGGATGTACCGGCGCACTCCGTCTACCTTGCGGACCTCGGCCCCTGCGTACTGCTGGATCGCTTCCTCTGCCGCCGTTATTGCTTCGGCCCCTTCCGCTTCCTGCCACGCCGTCATCAGTTCGTGGATGCCGGCCTCGATGTCGAATAACGATAATGCGCTCATGACTTCTCCTTCCGGTCCGGATGCGCCAGGATCGGGAAGCCTTCTCCGGTGCGAATCAGGAGCGTGCGGCTTTGTTTTTCTTCAGCCGCATAATTCCACGCCTTAATGCACATCGCCAAAATAAATCCTGGCTTCGCTGTCCGTGATCGAATGCCGCAGTTTGCCGCCAGCCACGACCGCAACGAAAACTCTGGGTCTGTTTTTGTTAAACTCTCCCCGCGCCGCACGCGATCATAAAATAATTCGAACCGGTCCCATTTTCCTTCTAGCGCCGCCGACAGCCCGATCAGACACGCCATCGATGTAGTCATTCCATACGCTCGTCGCGCTGCAATGTAATTCACTACACCCCTTGTCTGCTGATATTTTTCGATAACGGCAATCATTTCCTGCGACGAAGGAGTAAGATTGGAACCGCTAAAAGCAAGTTTGTCGTAATCCCACAGGACGATCAACCGCGATGCTGCCGCTATTGTCGTCGAGTTGCATTCGCCGGTTGAGCCAACCATATCAGAGAATTTTTTGGTGAGCCCGCCATCAATCGTGAGGTAGTAGGATCGCGGAATACCCGTTACGACCAGCACGTCTTCCATTGTTACGCCGCTCGCTATGCACGCCATCAACCGATGTTGGCCGTCCATAATGTCGCCAGATTCGTCAATCTTGACCGTCTCGCCGTTGGACCTAAACACGCCGGCCAATAAATCTCGTCTGATTTTTTCGACCATATTAGCTCGGACATTCCGATTGTTGTGGTTGGTCGCCATCCACTCAGCCGCCATTTTCGGCGTAACGTCCATAAAAACTGCCGTTTTCTTCATGCTGACTCCATACACCGCAGATACGCGGCACTGAATTCTTCCTTCGCCCGCTCCCATGCGTGAGCTGCGGCCCAACAGACCGAAGCCACCGCCCGCAAAGAACGCGCCAGCCCGGCCCGGTGCACCACCAGAACCAGCAGACACGCCCCGCCCACCGCTAACAACTGAAGCGCAATCACTTTGCATCCGCCAGTAGAGTCTTCGCCCATGACTGAGCGGTAGTGAGGCAGAATCTTGTCATGGTGCGGTTGGCTCGGCCCTTCCAGTGCTCTACGGCTTCGGCCTCGCTGAAATGTCTGCATCCGTGCATGATTCGCAATCCGTGGTCTGCCGTAAGATATGCAAAAAACGGCGATGACCATTCGCTAACGCCTATGATTTGGAGAAATTTACCCGTGAAGGTATAGTGTCCATGCTTGGCCCCGGCGAGGTTGGCCCCGGTGAGGTTGGCCCCGGTGAGGATGGCTCTGTAGAGGTTGGCTCCGTCGAGGTTGGCCCCGGTGAGGTTGGCCCCGGTGAGGCTGGCTCTGTAGAGGTTGGCCCCGTCGAGGTTGGCCCCGGTGAGGTTGGCTCCGTCGAGGTTGGCTCCGTAAAGGTTGGCTCCGTCGAGGTTGGCCCCGGTGAGGTTGGCCCCGGTGAGGTTGGCCCCGGTGAGGCTGGCTCTGTAGAGGTTGGCCCCGTCGAGGTTGGCCCGATTTGCGACCTTTGCAACTACCAACTCGGCTAGTGAGTCGTAGTCGCCCTCTGCGATTATCTGGCCTGTGTATCTGTTTGTGATGCTGTGTTTTTCTCTGGATGTTGTTGTCATTTTCGGAACCGGCTCCTTTGCCAGTGATTTAACTTTGGTTGTCTTCTGTCGCGACAAACTTGGTGCCGCTGGCCAGTGTCAACGCCGCCTGCGCCGCCGCTTCTTCCGTCACAACCGAGGTTGCCGCCGCCGCGCCGGTTGCCTTCTTCCCCGCCCGTCGCTTTGCGTACCGGTGCAGCAATGCGCATGTGTCCAGCAGAGCCTCCTGCGTCTCGACATCGAAATCGTCGAACTGATCCAGCCAAGCGTCTTGCGTGCTTTTCCGTGGCTTCGGCATCAATATCCGCCGCCGTAATCTTCCGCGTCACCAGGCGCCGCACCGCCCGGCTTCGTGTAGCGTGACCAGCCGCGGTTCGGCAGCCAGGCGTCATCGTCGCCCTTGCGCTTCGGAAACAGCCCTCCGCCCTTCTTACTTTGGCCGAAAGCCAGACGCGCGTTGCACTTGCGCTCCCGGTCGTCGAGCGTGCGGCAGGCCAGCTCGAAATACTCGTAGTCGCCAACCAGCCGGTGCTGGAGCACCAGTTCCTGCCCACCGCAGACGCCGCAGGTCCGGTCAGCCTCGAACACATCCTGCACGCCCGCGATGGCCTTAAAAACGTCTCTAATTGTTTCGCCGGCGACCTCAAACATGATCTGCCCGGATCTCGTCTTATACTGTGCTTTCATCTTTTCCCCTGTTGTGCTGCTTCTTTTTCTGCCTGCCTGCGCCTAACTTCCCGAACCGAATCCATGACCTGCTCGAAGCACCAAGCGTATAGGTCCGCGCTGGTAGAATCCCGGTCGCCCTCCAGGCACTGAGCCTTCTGCGAACAGAAGAAATCCATGCTCTGATAGTTGCCGAGGTTCAGCTTGAACGAAACGCTGCGGACGATCTCTACCGTGCGCTCCGGTTTGTCAGGTTGTGGTGGTTTGGGTGTTGCGATGGTACCGTCGTCAAAATATCCGAACGGGTCGAACTCTACTGCGGAACGGAGTGCATCCATATCTGAATATTACTACACTCTTGCGCAAGCTGCGCAACTTTATTTGATGTTTTTGGCAATCAGGTCCGCTACGAACTTGGTGCCGCTCATGCCGGCTTTCGCCGCCGCAACGTCGATTTTTAGCCGCAGGCCCGGTGTTACAAAAACGGACATCTTAGTCTGTGGTGTGGGAGGTTTCGGCGCTTTGCTCATACTGCGCAAGTGTAGCATGTTTTGCGCAAACAAAAAAAAGCGGCCACCGGATTACCAAACCTCGGAGGAAGGATTTGGTTGCCGGTGGCCGCTCGGGGCACAACGCGGGAGCGTGGCTCCTGAACTTTACTGTGGCTTCGACCGGAAAACCCCGGAATCGTTTAGGCTTCCGACCGTCAAATCTATGAGTTTCGAGATCCCTGCCACGTTCGCTTCCGGCACAATCTCACCCGCCGCTGCCGACGCCTTAATCACGTTCAGCATTATCTGTTTTTTCGTGGTGCCAGGTGTTCCGTGCGCTGCGGCCTCGATGCCCTGAATGGCGCTCAGAATCTGCGGAAGGTGCCCGAGTAAATAGGCAAATAGTTTCATGAGGTCGCCCCTTTTTTGACAATGCCATGATACACCGACTGCTGAATTACCCACTGGCCCATCGTGTGCATGATAGTTTCCATCATGGCCCAACCGGACGGAGTGGACGCGGTAATGTGCCAACCGGTGTCCACCGTGCCGGTGATTGCCGCTTGAACGCCGATTGACGAAATGAACGCAGCAAGGATCGAAATCGTTTTGTTTATCCGGTCCGAATTTTCAGTGACCCAAGGGAAGTTTGACCGCTTCAAAAACTGAATCAGATAGGTGATGATGCCAGCCAGTGCCAAATGGTGTGTTATCGAATCTTCCATCATTTTCAGCCCCTCCAGTCCTGCTCATCAGCTTTCGGCGACCCCGTTGAGAGCGCCAGCAGCACAACCCAAATAATTTACTTCATGATGAAATTGTATCCAAAAACGGCGCAATCGAATCAAGTTCGGCTGCCGTACACTTCACCCCGGCAAGATCCGTGATCGGGATCAGGTCCAATACGACCTCTACCTCCACATCGCAGACCGCGCTCATCTGCCTTTGGTAGTCCACCAGACACTCGTCTCTGATTTGCCGCACGCCGGGCCGTCCTTCGATCTCGGATGAGTTGTCCGGCGTGAATAGTTTGTTCCGCGCGTCGAGCGCCAGCGCGGTGTCTGCCAGAAGTGCCCGCGAGAGCCGGATCAGTCGAAACTGAGCCACCGGAGACAGACTGGTTTCCAGCAGCCTGCGAAGGAAACCCACATCGGACACCGCGAGAAGTTGTCTTACGTTGCATGTCATATGTTTTTATTTTAAGTTCTCCCGATCAGAATTCCACCAGAAAAAACCATTGTCAAAAACGTCGGCAAGACGGTGACTGTGAGACCCACGTTCACCCCGCTGTAAAAATTCAGTGTGGATATGGACAGCGGTACGCTCAATGCGCCCGCCAATGATAGCGTCATTCTGGAGGTCGCTCCAGTGCCGTCAATATTAGTCACCCCGGTCGAAAACGTAAATCCACGGTCGCCCGAGAACAGGCCAAACCCATTGGTTACGCTCATGCCAATTCCGTATGCGGCGGCCCCTGGGGAGTTGTAGAATACAAACTTATTCAAAGTGTTTCCGCCAGCGGTGTTGTCGTACTTATAGGGGCTGAGGATGATGTCAGGAACCAGATTGGCCGTTGACGACTGCCCTCCTACTGTTGTTTGCGCTCCAAGTAATTCGCTGGTTGTTGCCAGCGAGCCTGAATAAATGGTCGTAGCTGCAAAGGTCGGAGCCAATCCGTTGATGTCGGCAGCAACCAGTGACCGGAACGTCGGTACCGCAGCGCCCCCAGAGGAAGGCCCGGCAAACACCTTGTTTGCGGTCTGCGCCGGAAGTATTGGAACAGCGCCCAAAGTCAGGTCCAGTGTGGATATGGACAGCGGTACGCTCAGTGCGCCCGCCAATGATAGCGTCATTCTGGAGGTCGCTCCAGTGCCGTCAATATTAGTCACCCCGGTCGAAAACGTGAACCCACGATCCCCAGAAAATAGACCGAATCCATTACTGGCACTCATGCCAATTCCGTATGCGGCGCTTCCTGGGGAGTTGTAGAACGCAAACTTATTCAGGGTGTTTCCGCCAACTGTGTTGTCGTACTTGAACGGGGATAGAATGATGTCAGGCACCAGATTGGCCGTTGACGCCTGGCCGCCTACTGTTGTTTGCGCTCCAAGTAATTCGCTGGTTGTTGCCAGCGAGCCTGAATAAATGGTCGTAACGGCAAAGGTCGGAGCCAGTCCGTTGATGTCGGCAGCAACCAATGACCGGAACGTAGGCGTCGCCACGCCTCCAGAGGAAGGCCCGGCAAACACCTTGTTCGCCGCCTCCGTTGCCCACGTCAGCGCCAACGTGCCCGATGTCGTGATGGGTGATCCTCCCACCGAAAACTCAACAGGAGCAGTCAGAAAAATACTGGTTACAGTGCCAGCGCTGCCGCCGTCTGTCGGACCAGCTGCCAAAATACCAGTTGATGCACTGGCACCGGAAGCCCCGCCGCCAAGGCCTTCCCAGAATTCGAGATACGATCCAATCTGGTTTACGTTGATGATCTTGACCGTATACCTGTAGTGCCCGTACCCGACCGTAACCGGGTCGTTCGTCTCCATGTACGGGTAGCACGGCACCAGCTCGCCGGTGATCTCCTGAATGACATAGGATCCGTTCAGTTGCGTTGCTGCGTTCGCCGGCGTCGTGATCGCAATCGTGAGGTACTGGCCCGGGAACAGACCCGGAAGATACGTCTGAAACTCGATCTCCTGTGGGATCACAGAATATGCCGCGAGCGCCTGCTGCGCTTCGAGCAGCCCGGCCGCCAGACTGGCCTGCTCGCTGTCGTCGGTGATCTGCTGATACTTGCCGGTCCCGTGCTCAATGGCCGCACGCGATGTCACTAGCGCCGTGTTCTCCACTTGGATCACCCCGGCATCAGCGCGGACGTACTGAATCTGCAGCGAGCTTCCAACGTTCAGCGGTGTTGCAATGCTGATTGCGGTCGAGCCCGGCGTGTAGACCAGCCCTGCGGTGGTCGTGCCGAGAACGCCTACGGACATCGTGGTGGTGCCGAACACCGTTGTTCCGCCGTTCGTCGTAGTGCTGCCCCATGTGAAGTTCGTCGTGCTCTCTGACAGCGCCGCCACATACCCGGATCCCGCGGCCTTGTTCCGAACCTTGAACGTGAGTCCGATCCGCGCGTCCGCATTGACCAGCGGGTTCTCCCACGTTGGCAAGCTGAATGTCAGGCCCGCCTGGCTGGCCTTCGCGTTGATGGCGTCAATTAGGTTCTGAATTGTTGCGTTGTTGCTGGACCCGATCAGCACCTGGCCGAACAGAGTATTGTCCAGTGAGGTGACGAACGTATACACCGTGTCGTTGGTGCTTGAGAGCCCGCCCACGCCCGCGTTGGTCCACACCGCCGTGTTGTCGGTCGTCGTCGCGTTGAGAACCGTGCTCCACGTTGGCTGGACGCCGCCCGAGGTGCCAGCCGTGGTGCATCGCTGAATGTTCCCGTTGCTGTCGATGATGATCTGTCCGAGCACGTAGGGCGAAGCAGCCGCCCAGTTGTAGGTGCTGCCCGATACCGGGAATTTAAAGGTTATCGTGTCGTTCGCGGACGGCTGCCCGGTGAAGGTACCCGTCGCCGTGTTCTGTGTGTTGGTCGTGATCCAAGCGTTTGTGACTTCCGAGCACGCCCGCAGAAGCGTGAAGGTCTTTTGCCCGGCTCCGACAAACAACTCCGACGATTGCGGGAATGCGCCGGTCGAGATCCGGATCGCCTGCCGGTTGCGGTAATCCTGCCGCGAAGGCGTGAATCCGAGCGTCTCCCAGATCTGATTCGTGACAGTGAACGGAGCCGCCTGCGCCGATTGCGCGCGGAAGTATACCTGTTGCGTGCCCGGGTCCACGCCCCACACGAACCCGGCCTGTGTCGCCAGATTGGAGAATATTTCGCTGATCTTCGGGTAGTCGGTAATGTTCAGGCGGGCAATGGTTGGCCCGGTGCTGATCGTGCCCGCAGACACCTGCGAACCAGCCGCCAGCGTCAGAAGATCGTTGAAGATGTATCCCGCCGTCTGGTTCGTGTACAGGAGAGGCGGAACCATGATCGTGTCGAAGACCTGCTCCAGCGACACCGCCGTAATCGTGATGAACTGATCGCCATCGTTGCCGAACCACTTATCTTCCAGCCGGTCGATGGTGCCCGCGAACACAAGCGTTGCTCCGAGCGACGTCTGGTCATACAGATAGATCAGAGTTCCAATGGTCGGCTGGTACGTGTCGCCGGATGCGATTCGAAGCGAAATACTGGCCTGCCCGCGCTGCCGAAGCTGAAGCGAAAAACTATGGTCGCTGCCTCCGCCTCCGATGTGAAGGTATGAGGAACGGTCGGTCAGGCCGATGGTCGGCTCATTGATTAGCAGCCATCCAGAAGGTGGAGCCGTTCCACCACCAATTGCAAAGTATCCGACCAGTGTTGCGTTTGCACTGTTGGTCGTCCACCGGGCTGTGATTGCTGTCGATGACACCGACAGTGCCGCAATGGAATCCACGACAGGAGTGTCGTTGTCGGCAACATCAAAACCATCCTTGGAATCGTAGCAATGAACGTTTGAGGTGAGTGAAGAGTTTGCCCATTTCTCCTGAATTGCTGTGGCGGAAACCCTTCCAGATGTATCGCGGGCTGAAATACCTAAACGCACTCCGCGCGTAGTTTCGACATGCGTTTTTTGTGCAGCACACAGCATTAACGCAGAACTGCGAAACCCTACAGTATCGGATTGAGATTGCGGAGCCGATCCGGTTGGCTTAGTAAAAAATCCCGCAAACCCATTCGTGACTTTGAGCACCAAGCTCGCAATGCGAAACGCTCCGGACGGCAGCGTTTGAAGTTCCACGGTGAACCCATCGGCATTGTATGATCCATGCCGCGCCCGAAATGAAATCGCACCTAGACTACTCAGCCCCTGGATACAGGCTTCGCCAGCCGCAGCGCCTGTTGGCTGGCTGAAGTTCGCGTAAGCATTTTTTTGTGTCTGCGCGTCTTGGTCGAACATTGACCAAGCCCATTGCCCCGCGTTCGCGCCTGACGCCGCACTTACGGCATTCGGCCCCGTAACACCTATTCCGATAGCGGCAGACGCTGATGATGCTGGCAATGCTGCTGTGGTGCCGCCAGCATGGAGGTGTAGAACAAAATTAGGCGTGAACCCGGCTCCAGTAACTGCCTGCGTCGCACCGGCTGTTGCCATCGTCCAATTGAGAGCGGCACTGTTGAGAACTTCGCCGCTCTCCAGCGCGAGGCAATGAATCGAATATGCTGTGTTGTCAGTATTTGCTGACCATGTGAGCGTAAACCCATCAGTGCCGATTGCAAGCGTCGCCTGGCTTTCGGTTGCGTATGCCCCGTCGCAAAAAATGATTGGTACTGCCGCAAAGATTCTCCCAGTCGTGCTGGTTGCCAACCCGTTTTGTGATGCCCCGCAGACCGAATACGAACCACTCGGACTCCAGAATCCCACCATCTGCCGGAAATTACTTTCCCATCCGTTCTGATTTCCCGCGCCGGATGACCAGAAAATAATAGCGGCAGGCTGAAATCCGAGCCCCCCTATTACCTGATCGCCAATCGAATTACTTTTCGAGAATGTTATAGAAGCGCTCATCGTGTACTCGGGCTGAACTTTGGAGACGCGCTCTTCAGATACTGGCTGATCTCGCGCACCACGCCCCGCGCATCCCTCGCGTTGTGAACGTGGAACGTGTTGCTCTGGTTCCCTGAGCTATTGTCTACGCTCGACATTGATCCACCACCAGCCCCCGCAAAAGCGAATGAACCCATGCCCGGCGCACTTGGTGCCGACATCAGGCTTCGCGTCCGCTCTGCAGTGATTATGGTCCCAGCCGTACGAGGAACGAAGAGTTCCGGGCCGCGCTCGCCGACCAGCGAAGGAACACCCACCGGAGGTTGGCCGCCGTTTGCGAATGGAATAATGGAGTTTACGCTCATTGCAACGGTCAGGGCATCAACCGAAGATGTGAGAATACCCATTGCTGTGACCTCTGCAGTGGCCGCGGCTGTTGTTGCTGCAGCAGACGCGGTATTTGAGGCAACAATAGCCGCGGCGCTGGTGGTGGATGAAGTCCCGAATATCACCCCGAGCGCCGACGTTGCGGCCGTCTCTAAACCTGTTTTGATTATTAATTGCTTTATTGCCGCCGTGAGCGTCGCTCCAAGGAGCTGCTGGCCGATTCCTTTGAGTGAGTTCTTGATTTCTTTCCCAATATTGCCGCCGTTGACGATTGCTCCGGCAGCGGCGTTGCCCACCGCCCCAGGAATCTGCCTTCCGATTCCTTCGATACTGCGCCGTAAATCATCCCGACCATGCGTGTCGTCGTACATTTTCTTCTGTTTTTTTTCTATGCTTGCCACCTCATTTAGTTCTTTATCTGCACCAATACCCTGAGCACTGTTCAACGCAATCTGTTCTTCCAGAATTTTACGCCGCAAAGCAAGTTGTGTCCCCAATGGGATCGCTACAGCCTGAGCCATGTCTAATGTCTTTTGCTGTCCGGCAATTGATGCTTGCTGGTACTGGCTCGTATAGACTCCCAATGTTTTTAGTATCTCGATTTGTCCCAGCGCGGTACCGGAAAGCATCCCCTGCCCGCGAATCGGAACCTGCGCTATTTCCGGCTTCGGCTCGTACTGCCGCCTTTCTTCGGTCGCTTCCCGCTTCGCCGCCCGGGGGCCGTACTCAAGCTCCTCTTTTGCCATCTTCAGGTTGAATTCGTGGATTTTCTCCGCGAATGCCTGAACCTGCTTCTCCTGCAGGTCGTCTGCGGTCTTCCGCTCTGACAGTATCTCTTGGTTCAGCCGCCCGAGCGTGCGCCCAATCTCCCGCTGGATCTCAATATACCTACGGCCGCCCTGCTCTACTTCCGCGAGCCGCTGCTGCCAAAATTCGGTTTCCTCCGCGTGTGTAACCGCGTGATCCGCCTGCAGGTCGGCCAGCATCGTCGAGTTCGCCGACCTAATTGCGGACATCTCGGCCTGCACCCGTTCCGCTGCCCGGTTCGCCGCCTCGGTAGCCTTATTCTTCTGTTCCTGGCTGTCGCCGAGCACCAGACCTATCGTTTCTAGCGCCGTTATTCTGGTTGCCTGCTTTGCAACCGCCTGTTGCGTTTCCGCCTTCTGCATATCAACACGCAAACCATCGAGAGCCTTACGGTGCCTTTGAATTGTACTTTCGATTGATAGTGCGCCCTGCTCGACCAGTCCTTCATTGAGCTTGATCAGCCCTTTGATCTTTTCTTCTTCTTCCGCAATCTGGGCCGAAGTCATGGAAATCGCGTCCCGAGGTGCGTTTTCCATGCTTAGTTTTTGTGGCTGTTCAAGCGCCTTGGCCGATGTCTTGCCAAGCGTCATTTCATTTATTCGATTTTGACCAGCCTGCAATTTTTCGCCAAGTTGCTGAACTTCGGCACCGACCCTTTGCGCGTTTTCGGCAGCTTTCTTCTCAGCCTCGCTGATTCCGCTCCACAGGTTTAGCGCTTTGCCAAGGTGCTCGACCATCCGAAACACGGCTTCGCCCACCGCAATCGCGCCGACAACGGGAAAGATCGTCTGCGCCGCCGCCCCGAGACCAGGTATCATCGTCAGTGCCCGTTCCGCCGCCCGCAGTGCTCCAGAACCTTCTGACACACGAATAGCCCCGGACACAGCCTGCATCTGCGTGAGTTCGCCGTGCGCAGCCTTTGCTGACGCCCGAGTCATATCCAACTGAGCTTTAAGCGCGGCCTGTGCCACCGTCGCTTGTTTCAATTCGGATTCATAAGACGCCAGAGCCGCCGCTGCTTCTTTGCTGCCGGCAGCCGCGAACGATCCAAAGTTAGCCTGCGCCTCGGCCATGTTTTTCGTGGCCGTGCGGACCGCCTGTTCCGCCGCCGCGAACTGTGCCTTGATGGCATCGGCACCAGACGCCGCACCATTGGCTATGGCCTTTGAGATATCGGCCCCGCCCTTCGTAGCGGTTGCCTGCGCCGACTGCAGCGCCGACCGCAGCCCGGTCTGATCCGCTGTAATACTGACGCTTACACTTCCGAGTTCTTCAGGCATCCGTTTTTACCCTCGCGCCCAGTCTGGCAGTTGATCCGGAACCACCCCGGGCCGCATCTGCGCCAGTTGTGAATTCAGCAGCGCCGCTCGCATCTGGCCTTCATCGTGTTCCGCCTGCCGTTTGTTTCGGCTTCCGCGCCCAAGGAAATCATCACCGGTGAACGGCACCGCGCCTTCCTTCAGCCGCATGTTGATCTGTAAAGCTTGGGATTCGGCCCACCGCCGCGCATCGGCCTGCTGCACCGCTTCCAGTGCGTAGAATTCCAGCGGGCTCAATATCCACAGCCGCCGCGCTGTCAGTGCGAGACCGTGCGGCGAAGTTCCGTAAGCCCAGAGGTCTAACCAGCGGTTGCCGGTGTCGGTGCCGTCGCCGCGCTCTGGCTGTTCTCGGTCGGCTGAACTTTTCCCCAGGCCTCGGTAACCGCCTCGGTCATCGGCCCCACATCGTGCAGACCGAGCGCATCCGAAACGGAGTCCGGATTCAGCCCTGCCCACTTCAGCTTCCCGGCCGTGTTGATGTGCGCGAACGCTGCCAGATTCGCAGCCAGCCGCCGAAACGACTCGTTGCTCTCCGCCGAGGAATATGGCTCTTCGTCGGTCGGTTGCCGCATGACCTTTGAGATGTCGATTCCCCATTCTTCCAGCCGCCTCAATGCTCCCAGTGTCACCTTCAGCACGTAGGCGTCGCCATCGATGACGACGCCCGGGTAGTTGACTAAATCCATGTCACTGAGGTTATCAGGTTTATACGAAGGACGGCGAACCCGCGGTGCTCAGTTCGATGTTCGCTTCGAATACTTTACCGATCATCCCCGAGATTTCGAACTTGGTCACATATGCCGCAAACGCATCGGTCGAGCCGACTTCGGGCACGTTGTTTGTGTTCGTGGTTCCGTTCGGGTATTGAATCTGCCAGTTGCGCAGCAGCCGGCCAATGAGCATGAACCGCAGCCCGTAAGGCGTCGAATTGTTGTGTGATGGATCTTCGGGCTGCCACTGGATCTTGAAGTCGATTTTGCCGATGTCCAGTAAGGTCGGAAGCCGACGCCGCCACAAGTCGCCAAAGTTCGTCACGTCCACCACTTCGGCCAGCGTGGGAATCTTAATGTCGCTCGCGTTGGCGATGGCCGCGAAAGTCGAAGGCGAGCTGGTGTTCCCGACCAGCAGCACGAGCCCGGCTGTGGGAAGTCCGGCACCGATTGTGGAAGTCTGAGTTGTAGGCATTTCGTTTTTTCTCCTTTAATTCACTGCCGAATTGTTGAAAATCTTCGCATCCGTGGTCCGTTGGAACCGCATCGGCTGAGTCTGCGGGTAAACCTGCGTTCTCTGGTTCACGATGAAGTTTGCGTTGTTCACGAGCCCGGTGTATCCGTAAGCGTTGAACGTTGCGAGGAACGATTCCAGCGCCGCTTCGACCTGCCGCGCCCGCTCCGGGTCCGTATCCCACACGTCGAACTGATATCGGGAGAACCCGGTCGTCATGGCATACGGGAAAGCGTAGTCAGTCGTGTTGCTGACCAGCGTCACCACGATTGCAGGCATATCCGTGCCCTGCTTCAACTGCGCTTCGAACCACCGGAAGTTTGCCGACGTGGCCCCGCCGAGCAGCGCCGTCAGCCCCGTGTTGAGCAATGCGGCGGTCCTCAGTTTGGTCTCGACCGACGTCATACCGCGATGACCTTCAGCCTCAGCCGGGTTTGTGTCTTCTGGCTGTCGGGCTCGACCCCGTCAAGGTTGTACGTGTTCGTGCTGCCGTCCGGGTCGGTGATGACCGCCTGTAGGCCCGACTGGATCAGCGGGAAAATCTGCGGGTAATAATATGAATCCAGCAGGACGTGCCGGAACCCGTGCGTCTCAATCTGTGTCGCCGCCCGCTGGTCCCCGGCCTTGATCCTTGCGTCCGACTCGACCGCGTCCATACAGGAGATCGGACCGAGGAACGCGGAGAACGTGCCACTGGGTGCGCCGGAAGCGCCGATGGTGCCATCAGGTGAATTGATCTGGCAGTATGAAACGAACAGCCCGGTGTCTACCGCTGCTGGCATCACTCCCGCCAGTGCGAATGCCATTGTCTGGAGCATTATGTGATGGCCTCCAGCGGAACATCGAACTTCGGATCCCACGGACACTCTTTGCCGGCGAGGTCGTAACACCAGCGCCGCGGCCCACCGGTTCGGATGTCCATGTGAATATAGCCGTCCGGTTTTAGCGACACGCCAAGCCCACCCGCCGCGAACGCGGGCACCTTCAGCGCCGCCTGGTACATCTGGTGCGGGCTCATCGCCGGGTTGGTCACCACGTCTGCCGCGTTGCCAAGCCTGTGCTGTGAGTTCTTCGCGCCGCCCACCTTCGCGTTGTGCACCTCGCAGCGATAACCTGAGTCCGGAACGACGGCGCGATCAACTACCGCTCGAAACTGTTCCATCGCCACCGGCAGAGCGTCCACACACTCGTTCCGCCCGCAGCACGGGCAGGCCAGTTCGGAAACGCTGAAATGTTCGGTCGGCTGCATACCCTATACTCCCGCCGTCTGCCGCTGAACCTGTTTCCAGAACCGGTCCCTGAAGCTAAAGGCGTCCGTGACCTGTTCAATCATGACGAACGAACCCGAGTTGTCGTCGATATCCCGCAGCGCTGCCGCCTGTGCTCTCATTTCCTTTGCAGCGTTCGGGTTCATCTTCACATCGAGCAGTTGACTGATGATTGTCAGCCGCGCCTGGTTTGCAGACAGCGAGTCCAACAGCGTAGCCGCGATCCGCCGCCACGACACTGGGATCGTCGGAACGTAGCCACCAGACGGAGGTGAAGAGCCCATTCCGCTCTGCCAGACCGACTGCTCAATCAGCGTTGCGGCCGCGATCTCTTCGTCTTCGAACGCATAAACCCGGTTGCCCGTCGCGTCATTCTCCACAGTGTCGGAGCTCAACAGACGAGGGTAGTCAACCGAGGGATTCGAGCCGTATTGGTAAGAGAAAGCCATAAAGTCGTCAAATAAAAACGCCGCGCCCGCCGTGTTCGGGCAAGCGCGGCGAAGGTGCACTACAGGAGAAATCCGCCGTTAAACGCCCTGCCCGGTGCTGCCCACGACCGAGCGCCCATCGACCTGAGTTCCGCCCATGACCAGCAGGCCTTTGAAGTTCTGGTTCATCGTAAAGAAGTTGCCGAGGGAGGGATCGACGCCGCCGCCAACCCGCATTGTGTTAGGCATTTCCTGAAAGATCTGCGGTGTTTCGTAGCCGTTGAGGAAACCGAGTTCCAACGCGGGCCGCGCCTGAGAGTTCGGGTCGTACATCAGGCCCCACGCCGTGTCTTTCACACCAGATGTGGTGCAGACGATGGGGATCCACTTGTCCTGAATCGGAACAATGCCGCTCGCCGCCCAGTTCTCCATGCGGAGCCGCTGACTCGGGAAGCCCTGCGCGTTGGTCGTACCACCGCCGACGCTGATATCGGCCTGAATGGCCTTGGTCAGAGACATGGCAGTCGTGTGCAGCGCCGGGCCGTACCAGAGATAGAGCGTACCGTCGAACGTGATCGGCTGGCCGTCGAGATCCAACTGCTTCTGCATCACGGTCATGGCGTCCAGAAGACCCTGAAAGGAAAGCGCCGGGTTGTTGCTGGCCGCTCCGTAGGTGGTGGTCACCAGATTGGCAAAGGTTGAATTGAACAATGTGCTGTTCAGCCCGCCCGATGACATGTAAAGCGTGGTGATGAATTCGGACATGGTGCGCCGCCCAGAGATCGCGAGCCGGTTGGTGAGGTCCGCAAAAATGCCAAGATCATCGTTGATGATCGCGCGCCAGTTGACGCTCATGCCGCCCTGATAAAGCTGCGGCTGGTATGTCACGCGCTGCGTGCTGCCGACTGTTTCGCGGGCTGCCTGCTGCATTGAGCGCTGCGTGGGAGGTTCGCCGGCTCCGTGCGGAACCAGCGTGGTGTCCGAACCCGATGCAGCCGGAATCCGAGTGAACGGGCGAGTGCCGCCGTCCATTTCATAGATGGCCCGCAGCCGGAAGTCGCGCAAAGTCTTCTGCTTGACCATCGGCATCGTCGCCACCGGAGCCGCAGTGTAGTACCCGTACAGCGTACGGTCGAGGATGTCAACCGTGAGCGCCGAATAATCGGAGTAGCTCATTGTTTCCGTCAGACCGATGGTTTTGCCGCCAGTACCGACGAACAGATCCGGGTAACTTTCGCGCAGTTCCGATATTGCCCAATGATTCGTCGGATTCATGGCCTGCTGGAGCAGACGCGGTTCCTGCCGGCCAGCGATAACATCGGCCATAAGCCGAGCCGCTTCCACCACGCGCCGCTTGTGCGTCAGATCCGTAGCGAATCTGCGACCGCCAGGCGCATAACCATCATTTGCCATGCGGTCAACAATCGCGCCGTTATTGTCGAACGCGCCGAGGTGTTGCATTCCCGAGCCGGGTGTGTCGTCGAATCTCATGATTGATCTCCTTTTTCCTTTTTGCTCGACTATGCGCCGATCTTCAGGCGAACGATTGCGTTGGTGTCGGTCACGCCGGCAGTGATGCTGGCCGCGCCCACGTAATTCCCGAATGAAACGTTTCCGCGCGTCTTGTCGATTGTGAGGTTGTAGGTCACGTTCGTGGTCGCGTCGAGTGTTCCCGAAGCAAACAACTGGTCGCCGCGAGCGATGGTCTGCACCGAGTTCGGCGACTGGGTGGACTGCCCGATCACGGTCAGGAAAAATTGCCCGTCCGTCGCAAATACGGTGCCGCCCAAAGTCGAATCGTAAGCATCAACTGCCACCGCCGCAACGGTGCCGAGCAGCACCGGCATACCGCTGGTGACCTGGGTCGGGCACGGCATAAAAATATTATTTTGCGGGCTGCCTTTCTTCGCATCGTTCACATTGGCTAACGCCCGCTGGCGACGCCGGTGAACTGTGAGGTAGAAGGCTCCAATGATGACAAGAGCCAGGTACGCCACAAATGGAAGGATCAGAAACAGAAATGCTGTCGTCATGTTATGCCACCTTCTTTCCGGCTGCAGCCTTGGCCGCGTCCGTGTTTCCCATCAGCTCGCCGAAGACCGATTCGGCCTTCTCAGTGAGATCCTGTGTTGCTTTCACCAGCCGGATTCCGGCCGCTTCGCGCGCCGCGATGTCTTCTGCGGTCGGAGCCTGCCCGAAGGATAACGCGCCGCCCATGCCGGTGATTGCGCCCGAGCCGGTCATGGCCGCGATAAACTCGCCCATTGCCTTCGACTCGCGCAACACGGTCTCGTTAAACTTCGCGGTGTCGATGTTGCCGTCTGCCGTTTCCGGCAGCGCGCCTTCGAGGCACTGGGTGATGATCTTGTTTTTTGCCACGGCTGGCAGGCTCACCGATTCGAGCAGTGAGGTAGCCTGATCCCGGGCCGCGGTCCGGAGCAGCTGCGCACGGTACGGTGCGACTGCCTCCTGAATGAGTCGTTTGGTTGTCGCTTCGTCCATTTCGTCTGTCTCCTGTAAGATTCCTGCGTCTCGCGCCGCTTCAGCTAGCGCCATGCCACCGCGCCCGGCCTTGGTGACGTAATCCACGGATTCGGCATAATCAATGCTGCTGAGAACTGGTTTGCCGTCTACCGTTTTGCCTGATACTGAGCCGCCCGCGCGAATCGAAAGACCGATGTGCGGAGCCCGTTCCTCGACCAGTTGCGCGTAGTCGGCCATGACTTTAGCCTCTGCGTACAGGCCCGGACCCTTTGCGCCGTTGTGCTGGTAGGTCGCGTCGGTCGTCAGGATGGCCGCGAGGTTGTTCAGATCGCCTTCGGGCCGCGCCGCCGATTCCTGCGCTGTCGGGTGGTTCCAGAACATCAGCGTTCCGGCCTTGAAATGTTTTGGGCCATCGCGCTCGAGAACGTCCGCGGGATAGTGTGCAGAAGATCCAGTGCCAGGCGATATCAGTTTTACGGGGTAGCGCGTCCGCGCCGCTTCCGTGCAGGTCACAGCGCCGAGCAGTTCACAGCCGCCCGATTCGACCAGCAAAACCGCCGAGGTTTTCGGCTTCGAAGCAGCTTCGGTCATCTTGCAGGTTGCGCCGAGCTTGCCAGCCGCGTCATGGATCGACTGAATCTGGCCCATGTCTCGTTTGCTGTTGCGGGCTCCCGCTTCGGCAACTTCCGCCGTCTCAACTTCGTAGGTCGTCAGCGGGCACACGTCAACCGCAGCGGTTGTGTCGATCTTGGCTGTTGCGCCTGATATAGTGTACGGTGCCTTCTTCAGATCCGAGTTGTGCGAATAGACCACATCCCCGCTCTGATCGTCGCCGAAGACCGCCACGAGGTAACACCAGTCTGGTGTTTCTCGGCACATATCGTTCAGGGCGTCGCGCAGCCGCCGCTGGATGTCGTCGTGACACATAGCCGCCGCCGCTTCCTGTAACTTTTGGGCGAGAATCAGAAAACCGTTCTTCATCTGCCCGCAATCGTAAACGAGTTGCCCCAGTTCGAACAATAGAAACGTGTATTATCGTAGTCGATATGCTGAAATGCACTGTTGACGACTGCACAAACGACCGCGCGGACCAAAACCCGAAAGCTACCAACCGTCACTGCCGGCAGCATCAGGCCGAAACGCAGGCCAAATACAAAGCCACACTACTCGATCAGAAGCACGGAAAAGGGTTTTCTGAAGGTGTTTCGGCGATGCGTGATTGCCTGGCAGATGCGTTCAACCAGGTTGGGTCCGGAAGTTACGATGGATATGAAATCGCCGCGCTGATCCGGAAGGCACCCGGTCCGCTCCCTATTGCGTAAGAGCCTGTTGTAGCGCCTGGACCAGAAGTGCCCGGTGAGCAGCCTCGCGGCTCTGCTCCACCTGTAACGCCTGCCATTTCGGCATCCCATCGACCAGCATGGCGTCGTGCCTCGCGTCGATCAGCCGCGCCGCCTCTAAGTGGCCCATGTAACGCTGACGGTCGTTCCGGTCGGAACGTATAGGAACGCTTGCGTGAGGTCGAGCCGGTCGGTGATATCCGCCTCGCTCGCCGCAAACTGGGTGACGGTCGAAGCCGCCAGCGATGTGCCCCGAGTCGCCGAAACGTTGGTATCGCCGAACCGTGCAGTGCCGCCCGTAGCCGCGAGCCATAGACGCCTGGCAAACTGGCCCTGTGTCGTCGAGATTGCTACTTTTGCATTTGCGCCGACGATATCGGCCGCTGTCTGGATGGTCATGCCCAAAATTATACGGCATAATCGAAGGCGTGAACATCCGAGCGTCCGCAGACTTCAAGCCGGGCAACATCGCGGCCATCGAGCAGGCCATCACGAAACGCGCGATTGCCGCTGTGACCCAAGGAACGCAGGTTGTCGAGACCGCCGCGAAAACTCTGGTGCCGCGCGATACCGGCGAGCTGGCTGGCAGCATCGGAAGCGTAGTCACGCTGACGGGCCGCACCGTGGTCGGAACTATCTATGCAGCCGCGAAACACGCCGCGTTTGTCGAGTACGGTACCGGGCTCATCGGCCAGGCCAACCCGCACGGGCCGCTTCCACAGACTGGTGTTCCGTTCACGGGCCGGTGGATTTACGATTATAAAAACCAGCAGTGGCAGGGTATGCCGGCGCAGCCGTACATGCGCCCGGCCCTCGACCAGTCAGGCCCGGCAATCCTTGGAGCTTTCAGGGATCAGGGATTCAAGGTCTAAGCCTTCAGCCGGAAGTCGAGCGAACAAAAGCAGCGCGGGTGTGCGCACGGCAGCTGGTCCCCACTGAGGAATGCGTCGGTGATCCCGATCCAGCCTTCCGCCTCGTTGTCGATGCAGATCTGGCACGGGTTGCCCGATTCCGTCACCCACTCTTTTTCGTTTAGCCCGGCTGCCGTCGCCATCTCGCTCCGACCCCAGTTGTAGGCGTTGTTAACCTCGGTCTGAGCAATCATTTCCGCGCGAACGCTTGAGAACTGCCGCACCTCGGCCTGTATCGCCCGGGTGATCTGGTCTGCTGTCCCTCCCGACTGCACCGCGCCGGTGATGGCCGCCCGAATCCGCTGTTTCGTGGTCTCCGCGAAGTCGCCAGTCAACTTGCCGAGCGAATTCCGCTCCAGATACCCGGACATTGCCGTGTCCGGGATCCTCGCGCCCGACGCCAGTTCGGATTCCAACTGCGCCTCAGCCTTCCTGATGGCATAAGAGATCAGCGCCTGGTAATCAGCCTGCTCCGTTGCTGTTGCCGTGAAGATCAGTGGGGAAACGGAATCGGGGAAGTATTGTAGCGCCCGGTCCTCCGCGTCTTCCTTCTCCGACTCCTGCAGCCGTGGCCGCACCGCATCAACGATATCCGCGCCCTGCCGTTTGAACATACCGGCCATCAGGCGTTTGACCTTCCGATGAATCGGGTTGATGGACCGCGCGTGTACACGGTGCCGAAGAGACCGCCGCTCTGACGCCTCGATGAATTCCACAGCCGCAGCCGCCAGGTCGAGCGCCTCGGCCAGCCCGATCATGCCCGGGCCAATATCATCGTGCAGTGCTGAAGTGTGGCGAGGATCATGTCAAACTTCATCGTCATCTGCCTTACGGCTTGGGTGCGTGCGCAAAAGCAGACAGCAGCGTCGTAATTACCGGGACTGCGGCCACGATTGCAGCACCAATCAGGGCAATCTTTGTTCCGAGTCGCGCAAACTCGATCTTCATGTCCGTTATGTCCTGATTCATCGTTACGTGCCGCCTCTCGTCCTGCTTCTCGTGTTCGTCGAATCTGGTGGAAAGAACTCCGATTGCGTAACCCCAGTCCGTGTGATTCGTGCTCTGCTGTTTTGGCTCCATCGGGCTCCATACTCAGTTCGTTCTGAATATCTGAACATCACATACCGGCGTCCAGTGCCGAACCTGCCCGACCATTTCCGCCGTCCATTCCGCCCCGCAATTCGGGCATGCCCACCTGTCGCCGCTCCGCATTGCACGCATCAGCCGTGAGGTACAGCAGTCATCGGACGCAAAGGTTTCCAGCGGACCGGCCGGCAAAGGTTCCTGCAGCTTGACCGCATGTGCCGCCTTGACCTGCTCGGCCGCACCGCATGTGCATCGATCCACCGCTTCGCGCAGTTCCCGATATGTCGCGCTCATGACTGCAGCCGCTCGGAGAACCGCTTTGCCGCCTCGATCAGCCGCCTTGCTTCCTGCGTGGTTTGTTTTGCCACCGGCACCGCGGGCTCCACGGGCTCGTCAGGCTTTCGCCGCACCGGGTCGTATAGGTCCGGTCCGGTGTCTGGATACTGCTGGTCCACCAAGTCATCGCCGCCGTCAATATCAAGCAGAGTGTACAGTTTGCGCACTCCGGCCCGCTCGTCGATGCCCGCAATCGATCCGGTGCCCAGTGTCATCGCCTGAACCACCGCGCCGACCTCGTTCGGTATGTCGCCTTCGAGGATCGAAGGAAACGTGACCATGACCTCGACGCGCACGGGATTCGGTGCCGCCGCCTCATACCTGACTGTCTCGCCGCGCTTCGACACCCGCCGCGCCTCCGCGATCACCACGGCATTTGCCGGCACTTTGCGCCGGTTGACTGCCTCGCGCAGCGTACCGCTGGTCGCGCCCATGTTGACCTGCAGAACATATTTCGCAATCGTGACCAGATCATCACGCCACGCCTCCTGCTTTTCCAGAAAATTGAGTTCGGTCGGTCGGTCGAGCGATTGGGCTGTTGCCAGGTTGCCGGTGCTGACGTCGCCGCCGAACGTCTCCGGAATCCCGAACACCCGCCAGACCATTAACTCAAAACGCCGCACTTCCTCCGGATCTCCACCGGCCCCAGTCGTTTTGAACGCCTGCAGGCTGGTGCCCGGGCCGCTGGCAAACGTACTGCCGTTGACCGCACTCGGGTTCTGATCCCACAGCGCGGAAGCCGGTCCCACTGTGGTGCTCAACTGCGCCTTCACGCCTTCCAGTGCAGCTGGGCCACCCTTCGTGGTGATCGTCATCGCCACCTGCGCGAGCGCCTGCTTTACAGTCGCGCAAGCCTCCAAAAACCGCTTCGAGGCTTTCGCCCAGTCGAGCGCCGCGTACACCAGCGGGCAGCCGAACAGCCACTTCGAGACGGCCCCGCATTTCCGGTGCAGCACCGGCGTTTCCCACATCACCGGGTGCCCGTTGATCTGCTTCGGCTTCTCTGCCGGGTAGTACCCAAGCGCGGGATACCACGCATATTGTGACTTGGTGGACGTGCTCCCGGTCTTCGGGTCGAAGATCCGCTGCGTCCACACCCGCTGATAATACTGCGGGCTGTCCGAATCGTCCGGGTCGGTGACAATCTCCTGAATCTCAAGCGCGTCGATCATGCGAACGTTGACTTCGCCGGTGTTTATCTTGTCCGAGAACAGTGCGAAAAACAGGTTGCCGTCGTACATCTTGCGCCGCTCAAGGTCGGCCAGCGCAATCTGGCCCAAAGTGCGCTTGTTCCGTTCAAAGAACGTTTTTAGGACGTCGTTCGCGTCCGCATCCGGGCTCGACACCTCGACGCCGCGCCCAAACACGTACTGCGCCGTCACGTTAATTCCCCGCTGAATCGTCGGATTCTTGACGTAGTTCAGCCGCGAAATCATGATTATCTGCTGGATGCCCCACCGGGAAAACTCCAGCCACGACATATTGACCTGCCGCTGCCAGCCCACGTTCTGCAATGCGAGGTTGATGTCGCTGAATGCGCCCACCGCGCCAGCCGGAACCGATTCCTGCAGGTCCAGGCTGTTGGATCCGGACCGAAGGCTTTCCAGCGCCGCGCCGATCATGCGGTCGGTATCTGCCACCACACCGGCTGGAACCCGCCACGGTCCAGAACCAGCCATTGCGCGCGCCTCGACCAGTTCCGAGATACGCTCCAGCGCCTCCGCGTTGTTCATGCGATCCATAGCCTGATTCCGCGCGGACACGTCGTCGAGCTTGTGATTGAGCCACCGGTTTTCGTTGCGGAGTTGCGATGTCTGGTCTACGGGTGGATTGAGCCATCGAAGCGCCCGGGTGCAGATTTGCTCGATGAAAGTCCGGAATCTTTGCCGCATGGTGTAAGGGTATCAAAAACAAAGGACCGAAGCCTTCAGAGCTATCGGTCCGATGTTGCACCAGATGGGACTGTCCGAAATTCAGTATAGCAATATCAGGCCACACCGAACAGGTTCAGGCCCGCAAAATAGGCTGCGCCGTGCTCGCGCATCAGCCGCCGCACTTCCGCTTCCTGCCACGGTTCTCCGTCTGGATGATAGTATGACTGGTCAATCACACCGCGCTTCCATTCGTCCGGAACCGGCGAAAATTGCCACGTTGCGGCCGGCGATGCATGGTTGCCGAAAATCGCCAGACTGTACATCTGGTCGATTTCGGCCACCGACTTATTCGGCCAGCGGAGCCGCTCCGTGACCTTGTACAGCGCGTGTTTCGCCACCAGCCGCCGCTCGCACGCCCCCCAGTAATGGAGTACACCGCCCGCTCCGTGCTGGAATGGCCGGTATTCCGGCATCCCGTGCCGTGGCTCCCGGCAATGGAACTTATCGCCGCTCCAGCCCATGCTGAAGTTGTCAGGGAACGCCACAGTAACCCACCGATGGCCCCAGATGCCGTTCTCGTGATATTCGTCGGTCCCGTTACGCATCTGGTAGAGCGGAAGTTGAAACGCGCTGCCAGTCGCAGAATACTCGATTGCGAACCGCAACCGCTCTATAGTATTTGAATTTGTGAGGTTCGCTGTCATGACCTCGTCAGCGTCCACGATGGCAATATGGGTTGCGCCGTTCTGCCGCGCGATCTCTAGCGACTCCTGCCGGTGCCGCATTTCGTCCCACATCGGATCCGGATGGTGAATCAGGTGCACCCGGCCCGGATGGTCCGCCATAACAGACCGGATGATGTCCTGCGAGGTGTCCGTGCACGCATGGAGCCCGACGACCAACTCGTCGCACCAGAGCAGCGCCACCCGCGCGGACATGCCTAATATCCAGCCTTCGTTCCGGACCGGCATTAGCCCTATAAGTTTCATCCAAACAACTCCATCCGCATCAGTAACCTCCGTCCGCGACCAGAATCGTATTCGGCTCGTGCACCCCATCTGCCGTCCCATACGCGAAGAATTCAGGTGGATCTGTCAGCGGGATCGAATGCCGATAGGCCAACACGCTCAGCGCCGTCTGGTCGTGCCGGTGTCCGAGAACCTCCGGACCGCCGCACGGTGACTGCCGCCCGACGCCCGGCCCGTTCTTCCACGGTCCGCAAAATGCCCGCGTCTCCATCCCGAGCCGCACGTACTCGTCGAGCAGCGCCATGCCGCTCGCGTGCCGCAGTGACACCGCGAACGCCGTTGCCACCACATGCGGAATCCGAGAGTTAAGAATCCGAGCCGTGTCGATGTGTTCGCCCGGAAACAGCGTCTTGTATGCCGCATCTGCGGTCCACTGGTTGTTCATCCAGCCGTTTCGGCTGATCCACGCCCCGTGCTTCTCTGCCTCGTACCAGATTGGGTCGAGATCAGAGACCGGGTAGATACAGGCATCTGCCCACATCAGCATGTCGAAACCTTCCGCTGCCGCCAATTCCATCGCAGCCGGTTTGAACGCATACGGGATATCGTTGTGTGCCGGCGAACCTTCCGGCAGATCATCGAACGTTATGTGTATCTCTCCAAGCGCCTGAAGTCGATCCGTTAGCCGATTCATGCCATTCCGGTACGATCCCGTCGCTACTGTTACCACCGCTCTGCTCATATGTGCTCCTGCGTGCCGGGCCGCTTAGGTACTGGTCCGTGAGACAAATACCCTCGCGTTTTTTTGCCGCATCGAAGGCATAGAATCCGCACCACTCCATCGCGTGCCGTTGCCCCTGCGCGCCGCCATTCGTGCCTCGCCGCCAAAGCGCACTGCTTCGGTTTCTCGTCGAGCCAGGGTAGTATCGTCACCGATGCGGCTGGCATTCTGCGAGGCTGTCGCATCACATTAGTCATGCTCTGTACCGGCAGAGATATGCTTCGCGGTGGATCGTCACTGTGATTTGCTTCCAGCCGGGTCCATAGCGGAGTTATCCCGGCTTTGATTTTGTCGATTAGTTCGCGGTCAATCATATATTTAGCGCTTTCTTCAGCGCCCACCAAAGCACCCAGACGAACACCGCGCCGGGTCACCAGTTCGCCAATCACCCCCGCACCACCACCAGATTAGTCTGGTTCACCAAAGTGGCCCGATACCCGGCCGCCGTTGCCGCGCCCAGCAACTCCGTGGTTCTGCTGTCGTGCTCCACGCAAACGCACCGCGGAAAGTGCCCGATGTGCAGCATGTGCAAAAACAGGTTCGCCGAGTGCCCTTCCGCGTCGATGTTCCAAAAGTCGAACCCGCCGAACTGGTCCGCGATCTGCTCCAGCGTGATCGCCGGGACCATCAGCGAGCCTCGGAACTTCGCGATCCCCTTCCACCGCTCGTATTCTTCCGGGTTGCTGGTGCTGACCGCATCGTCGGTCACCTGTAGCGTCTGGATGCCGAGCCGCACCGCCGCGCACGCCTGCAGTAACTTGATCCGCCTGTCGTCCCCGTAGGCGTCAAGCAGCGTCTGCATCGGCCCGGGCGACGGCTCAATAATCAGGCCACCCCAACCCACTTCGTACAGCGCCCGCGTGTTCGAAAACACAAGCGGATTCCAGCCGCCGATGTCCAAAAACAGGCCCGGTGCCGCGCCTTCGAATGCGTCAAGTATTGCGGCCTGCTCGCCGCTCTGTGAATAATCCTGCATTATGACCTCCATCGAAACGTTACTACACTTTGCGCAGATTGCGCAAGCTCTACCGCTGGAAATACATTGGCGCAGGGTATCCAAGCGCCTCGGTTACGGCTTGCCGACATCCGGTCAGGTGGTAATCGTCCACGATAACCCACCCGCCCTTCGACACCTTCGGCACCAGCGCGTCCACGCAGGCCTTCGTGCTCTCGTACAGGTCGCCGTCAAGCCGAAGCACCGCAATCCGTCCGATGTCAGCGCCCGGCACCGTGTCCGCGAACAGGCCCGGGTGGTAGACCAGCATATCGTCCGTTATGCCCCACTCCCGCATGTGCTCCTGAACCGCTGCCAGCGTGCAAGAGCTCAACCCGGCTTCGTGCCCGGCTGCCAAAAACTCCGCATCGTTCGGACCAGCTGCAGGAATACCGGCGAAGGAATCGAACAGGTGAACACGCCGCTCGCTTCCCGTGTTCATGATCGCGCGAGCCATCGCTGCAGCCTGCGCACCACCGAACACCCCGCACTCAACAAAGTCGCCGGGCACGTCAGCTAGAATCGCAGCCAGCGCGGTAGAGTAGCTGGCCCAGACCGTCTCCCGGCTGGACAGCGCCGCCAGTGCCACGTTATTCATCCAGGCTTCAAACGGCCAATGGATGATGCTCATAGTTCGGCCTCCGTCACATCCACCTTCACGATTTCCTTCTGATCCACAATTGATTGGATCCCGTGCTCCAGTGGAATCCGCGGTGCCCATCCCATTCGAGTTATCCGGCTCACATCCAGCAACTTACGCGGTGTCCCTTCCGGCTTCGTCGTGTCAAAAACTACGTCTCCCGTGTACCGAGTCGCCCGCGCGATTATCCCGACCAACTCCCGAATGGTCATGTCTTCGCCGGTGCCGACGTTGATGATTTCCCCAGAATCGTAGTCCTGCATCAGCATCACAGCCGCGCGCGCAAAGTCGTGAGAGTGCAGAAACTCCCGCCGAGCGTTCCCCGTGCCCCAAACTCGCACGACTGGCAAACCACGCCGCCGCGCGTCAATGAACCGGTCGATCAGGTCAGGGATAACGTGGTCTGACTTGTCGCCCGGCCCGTAAAGGTTGGTTGGCATCGCGCAGATTGCGTTGAACCCGTATTGTGTCCGGTATGCCTGCGCCATCTTGATTCCGGCAATCTTAGCCACCGCATACGCCTCGTTCGTCGGCTCCAGCGGGCCGGTCAATAGTGCGTCCTCGCGGATCGGCTGTTCCGCCATCCTCGGGTAGATACAAGACGAACCAAGCAACAACAGTTTTTTTACGCCGTGCTGCCGGGCCGCGTGGAGCACGTTCGCCTGAATCATCAGGTTGTCGTAAATGAAATCAGCCGGTCGCGTGCTGTTCGCCATTATGCCGCCAACCGTCGCCGCGCACAGAAACACGTACTCCGGACGCTCCGAGGCGAAAAAATCGTTTGCTGCTCGCTGGTCCCGAAGGTCTAGCGTCCATTCCCATGTCGGCATCATCGCGTTTGAGATATGAGGAGCTAGGATTACCTGATAGTGCCCCTCCCGCGCCAACTCTGATCTGATTGCCGAGCCCACCAGGCCCCGGTGCCCGGCGACAAAGATTTTGCTGTCCAGCTTCACTGCGACTCCTTCTTTGCCAGTGCCAGATCGTGATCGATCATACGTTCCACCATCGCCCCAAACGAAATCTTGGGAATCCACCCCAGAACGGCCCGCGCCTTGCTTGCATCACCCCGGAGGTCATCTACCTCCGAAGGCCGAAAATACCTATTGTCTATTTGGACACAAGATGGACCTAACTTCAACCGTTCCGCTGATCGCAATAGAAACTCAAAAACTGTGTGGGACTCTCCCGTCGCCACGACGTAATCATCCGGCTGCTCCTGTTGCAGCATCAGCCACATGGCCTCCACGTAATCCGACGCATGGCCCCAATCCCGTATAGCGCTAAGATTACCCAGGAACAGCTTATCCTGGAGCCCGCATTTGATTCGCGCCAGGCCCCGGGTAATCTTTCTGGTGACGAACGTCTCCCCGCGACGCTCCGATTCGTGATTGAACAGGATCCCGTTGCAGATGAACATCCCAAACGCTTCGCGGTAGTTCACCGCATACCAGTGCGCCGCCACCTTGCTTGCCGCGTAAGGGCTGCGCGGTGCAAATGGTGTTTGCTCGTTCTGTGGTGCAGGTTGGTTCCCGTACATTTCCGAAGACCCCGCCTGATAGAAGCGAACCTGCCGTCCGCTGCAGTCCTGATGATCTCTCACAGCTTCCAGTAGCCGCAGCGTCCCGGTTGCCACCACATCGGCAGTGTATTCCGGTTGGTCGAAACTGACGCGAACATGGGACTGGGCCGCAAGGTTGTACACCTCATCCGGTTTCGCCTTCTCGACGATCCGCCGCAGGCCGGTCCCGTCAGTCATGTCTCCGTAGTGCAGAGTCAGCCGGTTGTCGGGCTCGTGCGGGTCCATGTAGATACCGGCCAGGCGCTGCGTGTTGAAACCTGACGCGCGCCGCACAATCCCATGCACCTGATAGCCCTTCCCAACCAGCAGTTCAGCCAGGTACGAACCGTCCTGTCCGGTGATCCCCGTTATCAGAGCGCGTTTCATGCGATGGGCTCGTGACCGGGAAACCAGGCCGCTTTCCGAGCCTCAAAGATGCGCTTGTACCTGTGCCATTCCTCGTGGCTGTTCGCGCGTTCCAGAAACGCCGGCATCCGGTCAGCGTTGCCGCGTTCCTCGCCGGGCCGCGGCCGGCCCCAGTGGTCGTGATAGTGCGTGAGGTCTGGACGCTGCCAAAAGACGCCAATCTTTTCGGCCACCGCCTGCAGTTCCTCATCCACGCCCATGTGCGTGTATTCCGGCCAATACGGTCCCCGCCCGCCGTACATGCGCCGGGCAAACTCGCGTCCGATCCACGGGCTGCCGGCCACTCGGTCGATGTAGGCTCCGTCTTTGTCGCCCCAGCGGTCTCCGGTCGGCTGCATCACGCCGAATGATGAA